CGCGGCTGCGCGACAAGCAGGGGCGCGGCTGGCGCCTCGATGCCGCCGACCTCGCCTGGCTCGACGCCCATGAGCGCGACGACGCCCGCGCCCGCACCCTGATCCCGGAGACCCGCGCATGAGCATCCATACGACCTTCCCCCGCCGCCCCGGAATCGGCCCGACCCGCACGGTCTACGTCGATCCGCGCCAGACCGCCTGGGTCGACACCTGGCCGGCAAGCTTTGCCGCGGATCGGATCCGCACCTCGGACCGCGCCCTGGCCGAGATCCTCTCCCGCGCCACCCCGCCCGAAGCCTGTGGCCCCGAGATCCCTGTCGCCCCGGCGCGCGGCCCGATGATCGCCGTGCGCCCGCAGCGGATGGAGGCCGGGCCCGACGGTCGCTTCACCCGCCGCGCCGCCGGCCACGAGGGCCACCGCGCCGCCCGCACCGCCGATGCCTTCGACCTGATGGAAGCCCAGGCTTTGCGCGCGCATCCCCGGAAGGTGAAGCTGGCGCGGGAGGCCCATGCGCGGGCGGTTGCGGAGGGGCAGGCGGCCTTGCCGGACTTCGTGGCGCCGGTCTTCCTGCCGCCGTTCTCGGTCGGGCAGGTGGCGGTCGCGCGGGACTATGCCGCGCTGAGCGAACGCTGTGCCGCCAGTGGCGTGCGCTGTTCCTCCTTCGAGACCCTGAGCCGGTCCGGCGGCACCGCCGGCGACCGCGAGGCGGCGATCTTCCGGGACTTTGAGCAGCTGAGGCTCTGGCATCGCCGTATCGGTCCGGGGCTGGCGAAAGAGGTCCGCCGCATCCGCCCCGGTGGCCGCAAGCGCGGTGCGATCTACGCACGGCAGTTGGTCGACCAGGTTTGCATCGGCGGTCTGACCCTGGCCGAGGTGCTGGACGCCCACGGCTGGGAAAAGTCCGGCAAGGCGGTCGAGGGGCTCAGGTCGGCCCTGGCGGCGGCGCTGGACCGGATGCAGGGCTTTGACCTGGTGTCGCCGCAGAATGGGGGTTGACGGTTAGATCACCCCGGAGGCATAGAAGGATCATCATCACCAATTGCGCCCGGAGCGAACCCTCGCTGCCGGGCGTTTTTGTGTCCGGAGGCCAGATGTTCACGCTCAAGCTTGATCCTGCGGCCTTCGGGGCAGCGACGCTCGACCTGCAAAGCCGGGGCGTGCAGCAGGCCGCGGCCTGGGCGCTGACGGACACGGCGCAGGACGTTCTGGAACATGTGCAGGCCCGCATGGACGTGGTCTTCGACAAGCCCACGCGGTTCACCAAGAACGCCTTCATGGTCTGGCGGGCAAAGCCGGGCGACCTGGAGGCCAGCGTGATCGAGCGCCCCTCGGTGGGCCGGCGCCATTACCTCAAGCTGCAGGAGACGGGCGGGGCGCGCGGCCAGACCGGGCTGGAGAAGCTGCTCGACAGCCGGCTCGCCTATGCGGGCGCGCTGCGCAGCGTGATCCCCGCCAGCGGCGCGAAGCTCAACGCCTACGGCAACTGGCAGGTGGGCGAGCGCAACCAGGCGCTTTCGGCGGTGCAGGCGCAGCGCGATGCCACGGCGAACACGACCGAGGCGGCGCGCAAGCGCAACCGCAAGCGCGCAGGCTTCTTCGTGCCGCGGGCCGGGTCGAAGCTCTCGCCCGGGATCTGGAAGCGCGACGGCGCGGGCCGCCTGACCAAGGTGGTGCACTTCACCGCGCTCGCCCCGCATTACGACCGGCGCCTCGGCTTCTTCGACGGCGCCGAGGAGGTCCGGGCGGCGCGGCTGCCCGTGCACCTGAAGCGGACGCTGGCCAAGGCGGTCGAACGGGCGGCCAGGGCCGGGGGCTGAGGCCCGCGGGTCCTTCCCGGGCGACGCCCGCACAGGGGTAATTCGCACCCCGTGTCATCGCACAGACCATTCCCGGGGACCTCTGCTTGTTGGGGTTCCTGTTGTTGTTGGGGTTTCCACCATGACCGACCGCATCACGCTGGCCGACGGCCAGGTGCTTGACCTTGCGCGCTTTCCGCTGCCCGAAGGCGCCAGCGACGACGGTACACCACTCAGCCGCACCGAACTGGCCCGGGTCTTCGACGTCTCGGAGAACACCATCACCGACTGGATCGGCAAGGGCATGCCCGTGCTCTCGGGCGGGCGCAATGGCGTGGCCTATGCGCTGAGCCTGAGCCACTGCTGGGCCTGGCGCGCGCATCGCGAGGAGGCCGAGCAGAGCCTGCGCGCGCGCCGGGATGCGCAGAACGCCCGCAACGCGCTGGCCTTCCGCAACCTCGACATCGGCCAGGAGGAGGAGGCGGGCCTGACCGCCAAGGAACTGCGGGAATGGTCCGAGGCCGAATATCACCGCAACCGCGTCGCGGAGCAGCGCGGAGAGCTGGTGCGCGCCGCCCGCGTCCAGGAGCTGATCGAGGATCTCATGGGCGTCATCCGCACCAGCATGGGCACGCTGCCCGACCACCTGGAGCGCGAGCTGGGCCTGCAATCCGCCGAGGTGCAGATCGTCCAGCGCCATTGCGACGGCATGCTGGAGAAGCTGCGCGAACGCATCGAACGGGACGTGCTGGGCCCGGCCCAGGTCCGCCCGCTTCCCACCGCGCAGGGGGCGCTGCTGTGATGGTGATGATGGCTGACCGCGCGGCCTCCGTGCTGCACATCCCGCCGCTGCCCGCCTGGCGCGCCCCGACCGAGATCCTGGCCGACAGCCTGCCGCTGCTGGACCCGCCCAGCCGGATCACGGTGACCGACGCGGCCGAACGCCACCTGCGGGTGCCCATCGCCGGGGACTGGCGCAGCTTCGACCGTCAGGTCGCACCCTACACGGTCGAGCCCGCCGACGTGACGCAATCGCGTCGCTTCAAGGCGGTCTGCTTTGTCGGTCCGTCGCAATCTGGCAAGACGCAGATGCTGATGACCGTGGCCGCCCATGCGATCACCTCGGCCCCCGATCCGGTGCAGGTCATCCACATGACCAAGACCGATGCCGACGCCTGGGTCGAGGAGAAGCTGAACCCGGCGATCCGCAACAGCCCCGAGATCCACGAGCGCCTGGGCCGGGGGCGTGATGACGATACCTTCAGTCGCAAGCGCTTCCGGGGGATGCGGCTGGCCATCGGCTATCCGGTGGCCAACCAGCTGTCCTCGCGCAGCCAGCGGCTGGTGCTGATGACCGATTACGACCACATGAAGCAGATCCTTGGCCCCAAGGACGCGCCCGAAGGCAGCCCCTACGGCATGGCGCGTCAGCGGATCCGTACCTTCATGAGCCGCGGCTGCGTGCTGCTGGAAAGCACGCCCGCCTTCCCGGTGACGGACCCCGAATGGCGGCCCGGCCTGCTGAACCCTCATGAGCTGCCACCGGTCTCGGGCGGGATCGTGCGGATTTATAACGAGGGGACCCGGGGGCGCTGGTACTGGGAATGCCGGAACTGCGGGGAACTGTTCGAGCCCCATTTCACGCGTCTTCTCTATGATGACGGGCTGGAGCCCGCCGAGGCCGGCGCGCAGGCGCAGATGGAATGCCCGCATTGCGGAGAGCTTTACGCCCACCGCCACAAGGTCGAGCTGAACCGCCGGGCGCTGGCCGGGCAGGGCGGCTGGCTGCACGAGGGCACGCGGATCGGTGAGGACGGCCACCGGGCGCTGGTTCGGATCGATGATCCCGCGCTGCGCGCCACCGATGTCGCCAGCTATTCGCTGAACGGCGCGGCGGCGGCCTTCGCGAGCTGGGAAGGGCTGGTCAGCGCCTACGAGCTGGCCCGCCGCCAGGCCGAGACCTTCGGCGATTACACCGAGCTGTCGCGGGTCTTCTTCACCGACCGGGCCGAGCCCTTCCTGCGGCCTTCCGAGACGGACGGGGCCGCCCTGACCACGACCCAGCTGCGCGAGGCGGCGGTGACCCTGCCACGTGGCGTGGCGCCGGGCTGGACGCGGTTCCTCACCGTCTCGGTCGATGTGCAGGGCAACCGCTTCGAGGTTTTGGTGATGGCCTGGGGCCTGCAGGGCGAGCGGATCGTGATCGAGCGTTTCGCGATCTCGCAGCCCCCGGACCACGCGCCGCGCGCGAAGAACGAGGACGGGCGTTACCGGCTGCTTGATCCGGGCCGCTACGGCGAAGATGCCGATGCGCTGCTTGATCTCGCGAGCCGGGCCTGGCCGGTCGAGGGGCAGCCCTGGGCACTGACGCCCGCCGCCCTGGTCATCGACTTCAACGGCCCGCCGGGCTGGTCCGACAAGGCCGAGGCCTTCTGGCGGGCGCGGCGCCGGGACGGGCAGGGGCATCTGTGGTTCCTCTCCATCGGGCGTGGCGGGTTCCACCAGCGCGACCGGGTCTGGCACGAGGCGCCCGAGCGCGGCTCAAGGGGGCGCAAGGCCCGGGGCATCAAGCTGCTGAACATGGCCGTCGACCGGCTGAAGGACAGCGTGCTGGCGGCCCTGGGCCGGATGGAGCGCGGCATGGGGGCCCAGCACCTGCCGGACTGGCTGGAGACCGAGGCCCTGGCCGAGCTGCTGGCCGAGGAGCGCGGCTTGAAGGGCTACACCAAGAAACAGGGCGTCACCCGGAACGAGACGCTCGACCTTTCGGTCCAGGCTCTGGCCCTGGCCGAGCACAAGGGCCTGAACCGCATGAACCCCGAGGCGCCGCCCGACTGGGCGGTGCTGGGGCCGCAGAACGTCCATGCGGTTGCTACCGAAGAGAAACGTCGGGCCGATCCGCCGCCCGAGCCGCCCCGGGCCGTGCCCGCGCAGATCAATTTCCTGAAACGGAGGTAACCTATGGCCTACAGCCAGACCCAGGTCGACGCGCTGCGGGCGGCCCTCGCGCGCGGCGCGACCAGTTACAAGCTGAACGGCGAGGAGGTCACCTACGCCTCTCTCGTCGAGATGCGCCGCCAGCTGCGCGAGATGGAGGCCGAGATCGCCGGGCGCCCGACCTCGGGGCCGGTGCTGGCCTATGCGCGCAGCACGCGGGGTCTGTGATGGCGAACTGGATCGACCGGACCGTCCTGTCCCTGGCGCCGGAGCATGGCGCCCGCCGGATCGCGGCGCGCGCCCGTGCCCAGGTGCTGATGAACTACGATGCGGCGAAAAAGGGGCGGCGCAGTTACGGCTGGGCCGCGCCGGCCACCGATGCCGACACGGCGGCGGGGCGCAGCCGGCGGCAGCTGCGCAACCTGTCGCGGGATTTCATCCGCAACCGATCGCTGGCGGTACGGGGGCAGGCGGTGGTGACCGGCAACGTGGTGGGCACCGGCATCATGCCCTCGGTCCGCGCCGCCACGCCCGAGGCCGCCGTCGAGGCCATGGCGGTGATCCGTGACCACCTGCTGACATCGGCCATCGACACCCACGGGGTCGAGGCGCTGCCCGGCCTGCAACGGCAGGTGATGAACGCGGTCTTCAGCGATGGCGAGATCCTGATCCGCCGCCGCATGCGCGACCTGCGCCATGAACCCGACCTGCGCCTGCCGTTCCAGGTCGAGCTGCTGGAGGTCGACTACCTGGACGAGACGCTGACCAGCTACGGGCGCAACGAGGTGATCGAGGGCATCGAATACGGCCCCACCGGAAAGGCGGTGGCCTATCACCTCTATGACATGCACCCCGGCGACGGGCTGCATCTGAAGGGCGCGCGCTTTACCAGCCGCCGGGTGCCGGCGCAGCAGATCCTTCATGTGCGCCGCATCGACCGGCCCGGCCAGATGCGCGGCGTGCCCTGGCTTGCGCCGGTGATGATGACCATCGGCGAGCTGAGCGATTACCAGGAGGCGCAGATCCTCAAGCAGAAGGTCGCCTCGCTGCTGGCCTTCTTCGTGGAAGCCGGCGACGACGGGCAGGTCTTCAACGGCGGCAGGCTGGAAGAGATCGCCCCGGGCGCCATCGTGGGGCTGGGGGCGGGCCAGAAGGTGACGCCCTCCGAACCGCCCCGGGTCGATGGCTATCCGGATTTCATGCGCGAGGGCGTGCGGGTGATCGCCACCGGCCTTGGCCTGACCTACGAGAGCTTCGGCGATCTGACCGGCGTCAACTTCAGCTCGGGCCGCATGGGCCGGATGGAGATGGATCGCTTCATCCAGGTCTGGCAGCAGCAGCTGATCATCAACCAGATGTGCCACGGGATTGCCCGCTGGACGCTGGAGGCCTGGCGCCTGGTACAGCACGCGCAGCGCCTGCCGCCGCCGCCCGAGGCGCTGGACTGGACCCCGCCGCGCCGCCCGCTGATCGACCCGTCGAAGGAGATCGGCGCGGCGGTCGAGGAGATCGAGGCGGGCCTGACCTCGCGCCAGCGCAAGCAGCGCGAGATGGGCTACGACCCCGATGTGATCGCCCGGGAACGGGCCGAGGACGCCCGGCGCGAAGGCGCCCCGGCAGTGCCCGCCGCCCAACCGCAACAGGAGGAAGACGATGGACGGGACTGACCTGATCCTGAACGGCGAGATCATTCTGGAGGGCGACGTGCTGCCGCACGAGCTGTGCCAGTACATGGACACCGGCTGTTTCTCGGCCCGGATGGTGCGTACGGCGCTGTCGCGTTTCGACGGCGACGTGACCGTGCGCGTCAATTCCGCCGGCGGCAGCCCCTACGAGGGCGAGGCGATCCGCGCCGCCTTCGAAGTCCATCCCGGAAGGGTGCAGGTGGTGGTGGGCGGCATCGCCGCCTCGGCCGCTTCGTTGATGATCATGTCGGCGCACCGGATCGAGATGACCGCCGGATCCTTCCTGATGATCCACAACCCCAGCCGGGGCATCTGCGGCACGGCGGAAGAGCTGCGCAAGGAGGCCGAGGACCTCGACCGGCTGGCCCAGGTCTATGCCGGCGTCTACGCGACCCGCGCCGGCAAGGCGGTCGAGGACGTCATGCGGATGATGAACCAGGAGACCTGGCTTGGCCCCGCCGACGCGGTGGCCGCCGGCTTTGCCGATGCGGTCACCGGCTCCGACGCGCCCGATCCCCCCAGCATGGCCGCCGTCATGTCGCTGCACATGCGCTCGGTCGCCAACCTGCGCATGTGCGCGGCCCGGCTGGCGCCCGAGGAAACCCCGGCCCCGGTGGCCGATGACCAGAACGACACTGAACGGCACGACAAGGAGACCCCGATGACCACGCCCACCACCGACACCCCGGAAACCTCGGCCCAGCCGACCGCGCCGGTCACCACCGCGCCGGTCACCACCATGGCGGCGCCCGATCCGGCGGCGATCACGCAGCGCGCCGTGCAGGCCGAGCGTCAGCGCCAGTCCGACATTCGCCGCATGGCGCGCCCCTTCATGCAGGCCGGCCAGCTGAGCGAGGCCCAGGTCGACCAGCTGATCGACGACGGCACCACTGCCGAGACCGCCGGCACCCGCATGATGGCCTTCATGGCGCAGTCCGAACCGCTGACCGGGCAGGGCGGCCCGCGCGCCCGCATCACCCGCGACGAGGGCGAGACGCGGATGGAAGGGATGATCCAGGCGCTGATGCAGGACTTCAAGGGCCCGGGGGCGCAGTTCCGCGGCATGCGCGTGCGGGGCCTGGCGATGGAACTTGCAGGGCGCTCGCGCAGCTATTCGGACAACGAGACGCTCTATGCCGGCTTCCGCTCCACCGCGATGATGGGCGGTGCCAATGGCGTCTCCGACTTCGCCTATATCACCACCGAGGTGATGAACCGCACGCTGATGGCCGAGTACGAGCGGCGCGGTTCACCCTGGCAGCGGGTCACCGGCACGCCGCTCACGGCGTCGGACTTCCGCGAACAGCACGCGGTGCGCTTCGGCGGGGACTTCCAGCTGAAGACCGTGAAGGAGAACGGCGAGTACCAGGAGGCGACGCTGCGCGACGAGGCCGAGGGCCTCAAGGTCGAGCGCCGGGGCCGCACCATCCACCTGACCTTCGAGGCGGTGCTGAACGACGACATGGGCGCCTTCGCCCGTATCCCGCGCGAGTTCGCCATCGCCGCCCGCACCATGGAAAGCGCCATGGTCTGGACGCTGATCCGGGGCAATGCCAAGCTGAAATCCGACGGCAAGGCGCTGTTCCACGCCGATCACAAGAACCTGGCCGCAACGGCCTCGGTGATCTCGGACGATGCGGTGGGCGCGGCGCGCACCGCGATGTGGGAACAGACGGCCTTCGGCTCGAAGGATCCGGATGATTTCCTGTACGTGACGCCGGATCTGCTGCTGGTGCCGCCGGCGCTGGAGAACGCGGCGCTGAAGTTCGCCACGGCCACCACGCCCGCGAAGGACAGCGACGTGAACCCCTACAAGGGCACGCTGACCCCGATCACGGTGCCGAACCTCGGCGCGGCGGCGGGCGGTTCCGACAAGGCCTGGTATCTGGTTTCTTCGGACAATCCGCCGATCTCGGTCGCCTACCTGGAAGGCCACGAGGCCCCGCTGGTGCGCACCATCGAGGGCATGAACCCCGACAAGGTAACGATGAACGCCCGCCATGTCTTCGGGGCCGCGCCCAGCAGCTTCCTGGGCATCTACAAGAACGCCGGCGCCTGATCCGGCCCCGCGATCCTGACCTGACGAACGGGCGGCCTTGGGCCGCCCGTCGTCGTTTCCGCATCCCTCATCAGGAGATCCGAGATGAAGACCTATATCCAACCGGGCGAGAACCTCACTCTGCCCGCCCCCTATGACGTGGTCGCCGGCGGCGGCGTTCTGGTCGGCAAGATTTTCGGCGTGGCGCAGGCCCCGGCGACGTCCGGAGAGGACGTGGTGCTGGTGCGCCGGGGCGTCTTCGAGATCGCCAAGACCTCGGCCCAGGCCTGGACCGTCGGCGCCGCGATCTACTGGGACGACACCAACCAGCTTTGCACCACGGAGGCGACCGACACCGTGCTGATCGGTGCCGCCACGGCGGAAGCTTCGGACCCCAGCAGCACCGGCTCCGTGCTTCTGGACGGCAGCCTGCGCGCATGACGGCGCTGTTCGACGGCATGGCGGGGCTGCTGGGTGATGTGTTCGGCGCCCCGGTCACCTACCTTCCGCAGGGCGGGAGCGCGCGGGTGGTGCAGTCGGTGTTCCGGCGGATGCC